TACTCGATTTTCGGTCATCCGCTGTCTGACCAGGAGCGGGAGCGGCGGGGTCAGATGAGCATGATTGCCTGTCCGCCCGAGGAGAATCGGACGCGGCAGGAGGACCGTGATGTGAATTCGGTCGAGATGATGATCGCGAAGTATGGGCCGTCGTTCTGGACCATGAATCAGCGGTCGCCTGGTCAGTTTGACCAGGAGCTCGATTTGCAGCGGGCGATTGAAGTGCAGCGTGAAGTGGATTCGGCGTATGCGAGGCTGCCGCAGGTGGTGCGGGATCATTACGCGACGCTGCAGCAGGTGGCGGCGGCTGCCGGATCTGGTGAGCTGGAGCGGCTGTTGAAGGCTGAGAAGGCTTCTGAGCCCTTGGCGGCTGGTGCCAAGGGGTCAGGAGCCTCGGCAAGCGATAGCGCGCCAGATGCCTAGCTAGACCCCAAGGCGGGTCGATTTGAGAGCCCTCACCGAAGTTGGTGGGGGCTTTCTCTTGCACATATACTACTCTTGTCGTATATGTGCTCTCAGGTCCCTGGGCGAATGTTTAGGGGCCTGAGAGTTTCCCCTTCTTGGAGGTTTTATGCGGCGCAAGGTGGACAAGGGCCGGTCGGCCCGAGAGTTCAACAAGCAGGCGTCGATGACTCATCGGCGGAATGTGCAGTTCTCTGTGCGCGGTGGTGAACGGCTCTGATGCCGTGTGCGCACCCGATTCCCGCGTGGTCGTCCAAGGATGCTGCGGATAAGCGGCTGCGGTTGTCTGTGGTTCGCGATGTGCGTGATTTAGGGTTTTCTCCCCGATCGGGGAGGTTTGTTGACCCTGATGTTGTGTTGTCTTCTGCTGAGTTTTTGTTGCCCTGTGGTTCGTGCGTGGGTTGTCAAATTTCTCGCGCGCGTAGTTGGGCTATTCGTTGTGAGTTAGAGCTGCGCTTGCATGCTCGTGCTTCGTTTATCACGCTGACGTATCGCGATTCTTCGCTGCCGTTGTTTCGGACGTTGGTTAAGGAGCATCTTGGAGATTTTGGGCGGTCACTTCGGAAGAAGTGTAAGCGGGAAGGTGTGCAGTTGCGCTGGTTCGGCTGCGGCGAGTATGGCGAGCGGCGGGGCCGTCCGCACTATCACGCGATTCTGTTTGGTACCGAGGACGCGGAGGCGGTGAGCCGATCGTGGCCGCATGGGTTTGCGTCGTGTTCGCAGGTGACGCCTGGGCGGATCGCGTATGCGGCGGGTTACTGTGCGAAGAAGGTTGGGTTGTTGGATAAGCCTCGTTTGGAGGTTGATCGTGATGGGGTGGTCACGGATGAGTACGTGCCGCCCTTCATCACGATGTCGCGGCGGCCTGGTCTTGGTGGCCATGTGCGGCAGCACTGGCGGAGTTGGCGGACGCACGCGCGGTGGCAGGGGGCGGAAGTCCCTGCCCCGCGTTTTTTGCATAAGAGCTGGCAGGATAACGCCAGCGAGCTCGAGAAGGCGCAGCTGTTGCTCGAGCGCGCGGAGGCGCAGATGCGTCCGACGCTTCGAGAGCTGGACGCGAGCGAGGCGATTGCCCGTTCGCGGTTGTCCCTTAACGCCTCACGGAGGCAGCTATGAAGCGCTTGTATATCGTGTGGGACGTTGTTGCGAAAGCGGTGGCGTCGGCGGTGTTGGTGTACGTTGGCGACGCGGCAGCGATTCGTGGGTTTACGGATGCGCTGTCGGATCCGCAGGGGCCGTATGCGAAGCATGCGGGTGATTTCGATTTGTGGTTTATCGGTGATCTGGTTGAGGACCAGGAGGCTGAGCAACCTTCTGTGGTTGCAGGTGGTACTGGTGCTGTCTTTAAGGGTTCGCAGTTTGTGGCGCTGCAGCAGCCGTCGTTGGTCCCTTCTAGCCAGGAGGCGTGATGTCTCCCGAGGCGGGCTATTACCTCCCGCAGCGCGGGATGGTGAAGCAGGCGGACCAGGCGTTGATTCCGCGGCCGGATATTCCGCGGTCGACGTTCTCTGGTCGCGCGCAGATCGTGACGACGTTCGACGCGGGGTACTTGATTCCCTTTTACGTCGACGAGTGTTTGCCTGGTGATCATTTCAGGCTGAACACGCATGCGTACGTGCGCATGTCGACGCCGTTGTTTCCGCTGTACTCAGAGCAGCGGATTGATGTGCATTGGTGGTTTTCTCCGCCGCGGTTGTTGTCGGATCGTTGGCGGTCGTTGATGGGCGAGCAGGCGTCGCCTGGTGATTCGATTGCGTACACGGTGCCGAAGTGTACGTCGACGGGTAACGGCTTTGCCGTTGGTGGAGTTGGTGACTATTTGGGGCTGCCGACCGTTGGGCAGCCGACGGCACCGTTAGCGGTGTGTTTGTGGCCGTTCAAGATGTATAACCTGGTGTATAACCAGCATTATCGGGATGAGAACTCGATGAATGCGGCCACGTTTTCGAATAACGATACCTCGTTTTTGACTGAGGCTTCTTATCCTTTGTTGCGTCGAGCGAAGACGCACGATCGCTATACGTCGGCGTTGCCGTGGGCGCAGAAGTTTACGCCGCCTCCTGCGTTGGGTACGCAGGCTCCCGTGACCGGCATTGGTTTGGCGCCTTTGACGGCTGCCGGTGGTGGTTTGAACGTGTTGCAGACGCCGTCGACGGCGAATCCGACGGGTGCGGCAGCGTATGCGCTGTCGGTGGATTCGAACGCGCCGTGGTACATGAGCGTGATTCAGAATGCGACGCCGGAGGCGGTGCCGCAGATCTTCGCGGATCTGTCGGCGATTTCAGTGAATACGCTGCGGCAGTCGTTCATGGTGCAGGCGCTGTTGGAGCGCGATGCGCGCGGTGGTACTCGGTACAACGAGCTGAACTTTCACCACTTTGGTGTGCCTGGTCAGGATTTCCGGCTGCAGCGGACGGAGTACATCGGGGGTTCGTCGGTGCCGTTGGGTACGACGCCGATTGCGCAGACCGCGACTGGTGGCGGCGGTCTTGGTGCGCTTGGTGGTGCGACCGCTGCGTTTGGCCAGGGCGGTGTGTCGTATGCGTGTCAGGAGCACGGGTACATCCTCGGTATTATTTCGGTGAAGTCGGAGCTGGTGTATCAGCAGGGCGTGGCGCGGATGTGGGATCGCAACACGCGCCTGGATTTTTATTTTCCGTCGATGGCGCAGTTGGGCGAACAGCCGGTGTTGACGCGTGAGATTTACGCGTTGGGTACGGCGGCTGATAACACGGTGTTTGGTTACGTGCCGGCGTGGGACGAGTATCGGTGGATGACGTCCAGGGCGACTGGTTTGATGCGGTCGACCGCTGCGGGGAATATTGACGAGTGGCATACGGGGCAGCAGTTCTCAGCTGCGCCCGTGTTGGGTGCCACGTTTTTGAACGACACGCCGCCGATGACGCGTGTGTTGGCGGCGGGTGCTGCGGCGAATGGCATGCAGTACGTCGCGAATATTTTGGTTGAGCGTAGCGTGACGCGTCCGATGCCGACGCACGGCACTCCGGCGTCGTTCGGGCGGTTCTAATGGATCCCGTCACTGGTACGATTCTGACTGGTGCGCTTGGTGGCTTGGGTCAGTTTTTTACGAACAAGTCGAATCGTGGGATGAGCGATCGTGAGATGCGGTTTCAGGAGCGGATGAGCTCGACGGCTGCGCAGCGTGCGGTGCGCGATTACGAGCTCGCGGGGTTGAATCCCGCGTTGGCGTATGACAAGGGTGCTAGTTCCCCTGGTGGCGCGTCGGCGATCATGGGGAATGTCGTTGGCGAGGGTGTTGCGACGGCGCAGGAGGCGCGTCGTACGTCTCAGGAGTTGAAGGTGATGCAGCGGCAGGAGAATCTGCTCGGGCATCAGGATCAGTCGGCGCAGGTGGCTGCGCGGGTTGCGGCGAATACTGAGGCCGAGAGGACGAAGACGGAGTTGAATTCGTTGCGTCGTGAGCGTGAGCTCAAGGATTTGGAGGTCACGCTGCGGAAGGCGATGGTGCCTGGCGCGCAGGCGGATGCGCAGTTTGCGAAGACCTTAGGACAGGGTGGTCCGCTGTTGCGGTCGATTGTTCCCTTTCTCCGGCTTTTGAAGCCGAGGTGATATGCGCAAGTCTGGTGTTGAGCATTTCGTGTCTGCGGAGACCGGCGAGTCGTACTCGATTTTCGGTCATCCGCTGTCTGACCAGGAGCGGGAGCGGCGGGGTCAGATGAGCATGATTGCCTGTCCGCCCGAGGAGAATCGGACGCGGCAGGAGGACCGTGATGTGAATTCGG